AGCAGAAGAGGACTAAAATCCACTTCTGAATACTAAAATACCCCCAAAAAAATTGGGGGTATTTTTTTGTCCTTTAGTTTTTTTTAAACTGCTGATCTCTTAAGAGATGTGCTAATAAAATCAGAAGAAGATTTGTATGGTAGTTGGTCTTTCATTTCTTCTATGAACTGTAGCAGGTATCGTTCACGCAGGATATATATTTTTCTCTTATCATCATTCAGTCTTGTTTCATACTCGTGATGGGATACAGCTTTAACTATTGCTGAACCTTGAAGGGTGACAATAGATCCATTGGTGTCTCTGTATCTAAAACTATCTCTAACTAATTTCTCCCAACCTGACGTACCATCTGCTCTCGATAGTTTATACCTGAATTTATTGTTGAGTTTGTCAACGTACGTTGGCTCTGTGAATGATGTGGAGTTGAATGTTTTCACTACTGACTGAGCACCACTAACAGTACCAGTAAATAACATACCATTTGTTACTGGGTTGTTACTATCCCAATCGGTTAGGTTAATTTCTACGTCAGCACCAGTGTCACCAAACACACCAGAACGTGCTGTGTATGCAGTTACTTTACCTGAAGCACCATTACTAAAGTCAACTGTCTCACCTACTTGGAATAGAGGACCACTTTCTGTCACTACTATATTTGCATTCATATATGCACCACCAGTAAGAGACCAAGACGGAGTGTAACTACGAGTACCAGGATTACCGTGACCTCCATAAGGAGCATAGTAACTAAATGATATGTTCTCACTAGCATTACTGTATGATCCTGGGTTGTCTATGTTGATGCTCGCAATTGTTTTACCGAGATAAACAGCAGCAGTAGCACCACCACCAGTTGTATCAAGACTATTGTTTGTAAGGGTTATTGTACTGTCTGTATACTGTGCGTCGTTGTTTATAAAGTTAACTGTTGTGATAGCAAAGTGATCGAATTGAGGACCACTGTTTCCAGGTTGTTGTAACTGGAAGAATACATTACCAGTTCTAACTTCGCTAGGTACTACAAAATCATATGGTTCTAGCACACCAGTACCAGTACCATTAGGAGTAGCAGGAATAACAATACCTAATGTAATCCAAGCACTATTATCTGGTGTCTCACTAGCTTCGATTTGATATCTTAAACGAAGTTCCTCAACACCTGGAATGTCTGGTGTTTCACCACCATTATAACCATTACCACGGATAGCATACACCCGAACAGTGTCGTGAGTAGTCATATCTACTTTGTTTAGGGTAGCATATCTTTCACCATAACTATCACCAAATCTTAGGTGTGTGCCCCCCACATTAAAACCACCAGTCGAACCAACACCAGAACCATTTTCTGCAATTGTTACTCCAGTACTGAACTCATAGATGTTAGTTGCGTCTGTTGTGTCGTACTTAGTACCATCTAGTCGTATCTCTGTCACTTCACCGCCATCGATGACTGCTGTAGCAGATTGACCTGACATACCACCACTAAATGTTACATCTGGAGGGTATGTGTAATTGGATCCACCATCTAGAACATCAATTCTCTTAATGTATCCTGTAGTTGATAGGTTTACACTGATTGATCCTGTAAAGATTGGGAACTCACCATTAGGAGCAACTGGTTGACCAAGACCAAACTCAGGTACAGATTCAAATCCATTACTAGTACTTGATATTGGAGCAGATGTTATTGTGAACTTTCTGTTGGACTCAAAGTTGATAGTGTTTAATGGTTCAGGAGCATCGGAAAGAACTTCATCATAGTTTGTCCAGTAAGGTGCCTTGTAAAAATCTTCTCCAACTAGTTGGTTCTCTGGTAGTACTACGTCACCTGCACTGTTCTTTACTTCATTAGTTTCGTAGTGTTTAATTTCAAATGGTTTGTCATACTTCTGATTGATATGATCCTGTAAGACAGGAGTAGGCATTGGCCAATCAAAGTATGGATTGATTATATTATTTGCTAGTAAGATAACCCAGTCATATTGTGAATCACCATATACTTTCTCGGATACTAGGTCTGGACGGTCAGCATCTGTTACTGTGTATTGTTTGTAGTAAACTAGACTATCCAATGCAGCATCAGATATCTTAAACCTTCTGAAGATATTCTTTGCAGTCTGATACTGTTGCTCCGACCAAGGGAATTGAATAGGTCTGGTAGCAAGAGATATGTTAGGTAAGTAAGTAAAATATCCCATTAGTAGTACTGTTTAGTGTATTGGAAGCTATCGCCATAATCATTAGAGATGACAGTTTTTATCTCTTGGAATGATAGTGTTAAACCCACAGCAGTAGGAGCACCGTCTTCTAAGGTTGACCAAGAACCACCAGCAGTATAGTTGACTTGAATATCAGTGAGAGCACAGGCTTTTATTTTATTTAACCAGTGGTTTTCATTAGAACCAGTCTTGTACTGTATTTTATATACGTGTGGTACATTCAAGTACCATCCACCTGGATTTAATTCAGGTGAGGATGCTTTCTTGAACTGCCAGATCATTTCTTTAATGATCCTTGATTCTCTTTCGTTCCTAGGTACTAGAGTCCAACCAAAGTTGAATGATCTAAGTTCTGGTTTGTCAAAGAATACTTCTAAGTTAGGATTAACTACTTGACCTAGGACACCACCTGTTGCAACGTTCTCATCAATTCCAGCAGAACCAGCAGCACGTGATGCTAATAATTTTACCAGTGCTCTATTTTCCCAAGCACTCTTTGCGTCGTTTCCGAAAGACTTACCTGCCTCACTAGCAGCATCCCAAGACATTCCTTTATCAACACCAGCACCAGTAGCTCTGAGTATTGCCATATTTACAGGACTTACAGACTTACCACTCCAATTTCTTTTTTCGTTTAGTCTTATGTCTTCTGGCATATAGACTATTGTTTTTTTATACTTACTATTAGATAAGTCACCACCACCCAGTCCTGTTACATCATACTCGGCATATCTTCCACCCCAAGATGATCCACCAGTTTCATCTAGGCATTTTGCTTTCCTAAATGGTGGTTGATATTTGTAAACACTAAACATTAGATAGTCATCAGATGTTTCTACCTTGTCTAGTGGAAACCTTAGTGATGCCTGACTACTTGCTAGGTTAAATGATATGCTCATTGAATTTTACGCTTGGCACGGAACCTAAATTTGGTCAAAGGATCATTATTAAACCATACTATATCGGATTTTACAGGTACTTCTAATGATCCTGCAGCTGATACAAACCTTTCTATAGGCATATAGATTGCTGAATCCCAATCGGTCTCTGCTATTTCTATATAGAGACGATTTTTTACATCTTCACTTTTGTATTTATGGATTACTTTTCGGGGTACATCTATCTTGCCTTGTGATAGTGCACTAAGAGTCTTTAATCTCTTCTTTGGGCTGATATAATGTAGGTTTGCAAGATGAAAATGATGACTGGTTCTATTTAAAACTACACCTACTGGTAGTTGGTCGTAGTATGGTAGTCTTTGCTTCGTTGTCTCAGCATTGTATTCAAACAGTACTATTGTACCTACTCGTGGTGTATATCTGACACCATTACCATCATCTAGGTTACCTTTCTCTCTTTCTATAATATTATCCTTACTTGATTCTGAAAAGGAGGAACGCATTGCAAGTTCAGCTGCCTTCTTCCACCAAGATAATGATCTATCTTGTCCTGCTTGTGCAGCCTCTAGTTTTTCAAATACGGATTCCAAGTTCTTTTTCTGTGAAGATTAAAAATTCTGCTTGTCTTTTATTACAATACTTTCTAGCAGCTTTCCATTTCGCTTGGTTTTTTAAGAAGGTATTGGCTTCAAAGAGGAACTGCCTCTTAGATCTCTTACCTTGGACAGGTGCTTTGGTTTGTTTATCTGGTTTGATCTCAATTATATATTTCTTCATCACACCCGTCTGTTCACGTACTTTAATATAGAAGTCTGGATAGTAACGGTGTACTCTGCCATCTGTAGGACACTTGTACGGTATCCACAACTCTTCACTTCCCCACTCAATTATATTGTTATTTCTATCACACCATTTCATAAAGATTCTTTCCCAAGAGGAACGATAGAATATATTTCTATGATTCCCTCGGTACTTACTCGCATTCGCTGGAATGTATACTCCCTGCTTGTACATAAATAAGATGTATTCCTTTAGCCTATTTAGATGGCAAACCTATACTCTAAGGTTCAGGAGAAACTAAATCGTGGTGGTGGGATTGCTAAGTCCAACCAGTTTCGTGTTGTTTTCCCTGATTTACAGGGGGGAATCTTTAATTCAGATTTTCCAGTGAATTTCGATAGAAGTACACTGGAAGTTTTGTGTAATGCAGCATCACTGCCTAGCGTACAAGCAGCTACTCAGCAAGTGAATGGATACTATACAGGATCATCTTATAAGTATCCCACAATGAAAATGTATAGTGATTTAAGTCTCAGTTTTATTTGCGATGCAAATATGACTGGGTTCAAAGTAATGAACTCTTGGTTCGATAGAATCTTTCAAGAGAAGAGTATGTTTAATCAGAAGGAGAGGATCCCTAACGAGATGTCTCATTACCCTCAGCGTAATAGAAATCGTTTCACTCGGATGTCATACCCTGATGATTATCAAAGAACAGTAATTGTAGACAAGTTTGAAGCAGGTCCACGATACAGTGAGCAAGGTAGAAGTATTCGTTACTTCTTTACTAGTGCTTATCCTTATTCTATCGATGCGATACCATTGGATGCAGGAACAACAACTCTGATGACTGCTACTGTTAACTTCCACTATGAAAGGTTTGAAGTACAGTATGAAGATGCAAGATCAAACATAGAGAGTAAGACTAATAATATTACTAGCTCTAACAAGAACCCTGCTACATTCCAAGGTGCTATTGATAAAGTCAAGGATGCATTCAACGATTTCTCCTCAGAATTCGATAACCTGTTCTAAAAAAACTGGAAAAAAAACTCAGGTAATTTTTTGACCCTTTAGGTTTTTATGTTTAATCTAGAGTATGTTTTATCTCTATCTAATACAGATAGATCTTCTCTTACAGAAGGGTCGGAGTTATTTGTCGTGCAGTATGAACCTGCTGTACGTGTGGCCAAATTATATTTCATAAACAAACAAAAGAATTGTCTATACAAATATTATAAAGGAGAGGAGTCCTATCAATATTTTGGTGACCGTACAAAGAACTGGAGAGATGATGAACCAGATTACGGTAGCAATTTAAAGAAGGTAGCAGAACATCTAGGTATTAATTTAGATCCTAAGTCTAAAGTCTTTATAGATGTTGTGGAGGATGATGATTACTATATTAATTTCCAAGCAGCAGAGAGAAAGACAGCAATACAGGTAGTGAAAGCAGTAATGTGGACGTACTTTATAGGAGGTGAGGATACGTTAGACACTATGAATGCTATAAATGGTACAGAATGGAAGACAATAGAGCAGGGGATAGAGGTTGATGGGTTGCTAGGCATCAAGATACCGTGCTATCCGTCTAAGAATCCAATAAAATTATACTCCAAGCCATTTAGAGATAGAATTGGTGGTGATTTAAAATTTGATAAGGATACACAGGGTGTTCTCGACAAAATATATGATGGAAAATTCACTAAAGATAGACAGAAAGAACTGGTTTTGGGTATGGAACCCACTACTGGTAGGTATGTTATCTATTGTGCTAGAAATCACGTCCGACATCCAGTCTAAATAAAGATACTGAAACAGAATATTATGCCTTTACCAAAAATTGAGGTGCCCACCTTTACGACTGAACTTCCTTCTACTGGTCAGACAATTAAGTTCCGTCCCTTCCTTGTTAAAGAAGAGAAGGTACTATTGATGGCTATGGAGACAGATGATGACAAACAGATCACTGATGCTGTATGTACTCTTCTTACTAATTGTATTCAAAGTAGAGTGAAGGTTAGAAACTTACCTATGTTTGACTTGGAATTTTTATTCCTTCAGATCCGTGGTAAGTCTGTGAGTGAGGAATTAGAACTCAAGATCACTTGTAGAGATGATAATGAAACCGTAGTAGATGTATCCATCAATCTAGATGATGTCAAGGTTGTGAAACCTGCGGGTGTCACTGATATGGTACAGATTACTGATGGTATTACTGTCAAGATGAAGTATCCTCAATTAGATACCTTTGTCAAGAGTAATTTTTCACAGAATGCTAAGCCTGAAGAGGCATTTGATGTCATCATAGAGTGTATCGACCAGATTATTGAGGGTGATGAGGTACACGAAGCTTGTAATGCATCTAAGAAAGAACTTAATACCTTCCTAGATAGTTTAACCTCTAAGCAATTTGAAAACTTGCAACAGTTCTTTATTAATATGCCTAAGTTATCACATACATTTAATGTGAAGAACCCTAACACAGGTAGTAATGAAGAGTACACCATTGAGGGACTAGCCGCTTTTTTCGGCTCGTAATGTCATATAACAGTCTTGAAAACTATTTCAGGACTAACTTCGCTCTTATGCAACATCATAAGTATTCTCTAACAGAACTTGAGAGTATGCTACCGTGGGAGCGAGAAATATATGTGACATTATTGATACAACATCTTGAGGAAGAAAAACTAAGGCAACAACAGCAGACACCATAATGGCACCCGAATCTAGAGAACAGAAAGCACCGAACATTATTGGCAACGATAATGATTCAATTTCTGCAGCTTCTTTGAAGCAGCATATGATTACGAATAGTCTGTTGTCTGACCTTGTTAATATACAGACAGAGCAGTTAAAGTTAAACAAACAGTATTTTGTTTTTGAGCAGAAGAATTTACGGTCGCAAGCCTTTGCTCGTCAAGAAACTGGAATAGAAAGACAGTCTGGTGGTGGTCCAGGTTTAATAAGAAGTGCTGGTGGTAAGGGTATAGGGACAGGAGGTTTAGGTGTTATGGATGCTGCTTTGCTGGCAGCTCTCTTTGGTCCTGAACTCTTAAGAAGATTTACACAGAAATTAGACGAGAAAGCAAGAGGAACACTTGCGAAAGTTAATGAAGTATGGGATAAATTTACTCCATCAATTGATGGGTTTAGTGATTTTGATACCCGTCCAGTTGCGATGGGTTTTACGCAATGGAATAAAGGTCAGAAGGCTGGTGCATTAGGTAAGAATATTCTTAGGAGAGGGTTCGATCTTGGTGATCAGACAAGTGGCATTCGTAGACTCAGGAGAGCAGCTAGTGTACCTGTATTAAAAGGTATTAAGGCTACTGGTAAGAGCATAGAGAATCTTGGTACCAGTTTAGCTACTCCTTTTACTGGTCCTAGGTTACCACTTGGGGCAAGACTTGGACTTCGTAATACCCTTGGTCCTAAGGGTGGTATGTTCAATCAGTTTAAGTCAGGTTTTGATGCACAGAATTATACAGCACCTGGTCTTAACAAATTCCTTAGGAAAGGAGGTGGTTTAGATGATGCTCTTAAATCTATTGGAAATTTCTTTAAGGGTCTTAAAAATATAAGGTTAAAGAATATTACTGATGGTTTGAAAGGTATAGGTCTTCAGTTGAAGAACCTTTCTAAGGGAATGTTGTCGGGTGGTATACAAAACCTAGGTAAAGGTCTTCAAGCTGCACCTAAAGGTATATACCAAGGGTTTAAGGGTATTAGTGGAGGACTTAATACTAGTAGGAAAGTAATAGGAGGAGGACTGAAGGCAACTAGTCAAGGAATGAAGAGGATTCCTATCCTTGGATCATTACTTAGTGCTGGTTTCGGTGCGATGGAAGCAAACGATGAAGAGATGGAACGTTTGCGTAAAGAGAATCCAATGATGACTGACGAGGACATCAATGCAAACTTAAAAAATGGTACGTTAAGTAAGGATAAGAATAAGATTGTTAGTAGATCTGTAGGTGCTGGTCTAGGTGCTGGTGCTGGTACTGCTTTAGGTTTCGCAATTGCTGGTCCTATTGGTGCTGCTCTTGGTGCTTGGTTAGGTGAGAACTTAGGTAAGTTTTTAGGTGAGGGTATTGGTTCAGTCTTTAAAGGATTTGATTGGGGTGAGACCTTCAGACCTGTGCTGAATGTTTGGAAAGAAATGACCACAGGTATTGGTGATGCATTGAATGGTGTGGCTAAGTCATTTGGTATTGGTGGTGATGATAGTGGTGGAGGATTCATCACTGCTATAAAGAATATTGGTAGAATTATTGGTATCATTGCTAAGATATTAATCAAAACTCTAGTACCAATACTACAGATGGCATTGAAAACCATCCAATGGGCCGTACAGATTATAGGTAAAGTAGTTGAGGGTCTAGTCTGGCTTGTTAAAGGTATAGGGAGTTTGCTAGGTGGGATTATTAATAGGATACCTGATTGGGTACCTGGATCAAAAGCTCTGAAGGGTATGCTAGCTGGTTTCGGTGAGGCTATGAGTGGTGATGTTCTGGGTAATATTAATAGTTTCGTTGACAATACTAACACTGCTCTTCCAACAGAACAGGGTAGAAAAGATCGTGCAGAAGGACAAGGTGGTGGTTCTCCAGGATTAATCCTTGGTGGAGGTACTGCTACGGGTATTGGTGGTGGCGATATTGCTAAACCAACAAACGAGACAGCAGTACTCACACACGGACGTAAGACAGCAAGTAGACCTAACCATCAAGGTATTGACATAGGATTTGCTGGTGATAAGGGAGGACAACCTATGTTCCTTCCTAATAAGGCTAAGATAACAAGTAATGGACTGGATCCTAATGGGTATGGTAATTACATTACCTTTACCACTCAGAATGATGGATTGACCCATTTGTATGGTCATATGCAGAACAAATCACCACTTGAACAAGGTAAGATGTTCCCTGGTGGTACATTTGCTGGTAAGATGGGTAATACAGGTACTTCTAGTGCACCACACTTACATTGGGAGATTGGTACTGTAGAAGCAGACGTTGGACGTGGTGGTCCTAGTCTTAAAGACCCAAGAGAATTTGGATATTCATTGCAGACACCTTTTGAAAAGGTTGCATCAGCAACAGCAAATATGTCTACGTCATCATCATCTACAAACACTAATGTAAGTGCTTCCCAGACAACTAATAATGGTGCGAAGATAACACCGAATACATCGAATGGTTCGGATCAAGCAGCGGCTATCAGTACTATGTTACAATCAACTAATGCTGGAGCAGGATTGACTGGTGGTAGTGGAATGAGTGGTGGAAATAGTGCTGGAAATAGTTATGATATACCACCGTGGGCTTCGGGTATTATAATAAATACAGAGTCATCTATAGATGATGGTGGAATTGTGTTCCCCCATAGCGTTAATTAACTATGGCAACTACTGATAATCGTTCTGCTACTGATTGGCATCTAACTGTCTGTAAGATTCAACTGGGTAATAATAGGTTGATTGACCTTAGAAATAATCTAATGACCTTCAAGTACTTTGAAGATCTTACTAGATTGAATCCAGTAGCAGTAATAAAGTTTGCTGATAATAAGCAGAACATTAATGTATCTGAGGGAGATGTAGTATCGATAGCCTATATGACTAGTGCTCATACTGATGATGACAATATGATCTTCCACGGTAATGTTGAGAAGATACAGACTGATTCAGCAGGAGAGGATGGTAAAATATATACCTGTTCTCTTGTTAGTACTGAGTCAATTGCTATGTCAAAGTGGAAAGCTACTGACTCTTATAAAGGAAATGGTTATGAGATATTGCAGAAAGTATTTGCAGATGCTGAGTTTGAACCTCAAATTGAGGGTGATGGTAACGCACCTTTTAATCCATTAATAGTAACAGCATCAAAGAAACCATTAAAAGATGTTGTCTATGATATATGTTCGCAGTCTATACCTGCATCTGGTAAGACTATGAATACTTGTGGGTATTTTTGTTGGGGAACCAAGAAGAATATGTCAGACTCCAACACATACAAGGTTAAGTTCAAGTCTATTGATAGTTTACTTGCTGTAGGTGGTGCACATAATGGAGCAGATGCTGAGTACTCATACTACCAAGCATCAGAGGCAGTGAGTTTGGATATGCCAGCACAGTTAATCATAGGTAATTTCTCAGTCACTGATAGAGGAAACTGTAAGAAGATGTGTGATGATGGTGTCTTCCTTGCTAATGCTATCGTATATAATACAGACACTAAGAAATATACTAAGAAACTATGGAATATTAGTGAATACTGGGATAGGTGGGGACATATTGCTAAGACAGAGGGGTCTGCACCTTGGGAAAGAAGTAAGCTTCTTAAGGAGTTTATGTCAGCAGGTAAGGCAAACAAGACATTCAAGTTGGAGATAAGTCACGAGAACTTCCACGACGATGAGGAGAAAGCAGATCCAGGTCAGTTGGCCACTGAAACTAACAGTCAGTCTGCTACCTACCAAGATTGGGATGAGGAAACAATCGTGCAATATAAGGCAAGACGTGCTACAATGCAACTGACCACAGCTAACATCACAGTTCCTGGTAATCAATACCTGCACGCAGGGGATAAGATTAAACTCTATCTCCGTGACTCAAGACCAGATCATAAAACATCAGTAGATAGTTATGATAAAGAATTGAGTGGGCATTACCTCATCTATAGATTATGTCAATACTTTTCTATGGTACCTAAGAAGGAGTGCTGGACTGCTGCAACCCTAGTTAGGGATACTATCAACAAAAATTGCTAACCTATGGACACTTCGTTTTTGGATCAATATCCACCAGAAATAACTCAAGGTGCTTACACTATCCTTGAGAAAATAAAAGTAGAAGAAGATGAAAATATGAGAGCGAAGTTGTATGGACAACTGGCTCTGGTATTAGAACAGATGAAACAAAAGCTAGAGAGTTATGATTCAACCGACACTAACCGTAGATCGGATGTAGAAGTAACTAATCTCGGCACTAAATAACCATATCGTAAGCATTATTCTTATGACAACTATCGAAGAACACATTAAGAAAGACAGGGACATCTTGGATGATCCTCAGACTAGTGCTGCATCACGTAGGCACATCAACGAAGAGTTACACGAGTTGGAGGTGTATAGAGAGCATCACCACGATGAGATTGAAGCAGGAGATCATCACGATCCTAATGCCATCGAACTCTTCTGTGAAATGCACCCAGATGAGCCCGAGTGCTTGGTATATGATGACTAATGGGAAGTAATAGGACTACTAATGATAAGGCGTTTGACCTACACGAGGCATACGTAGAGGATATAGATGATCCCAAAGGCTCTGGTAGAGTCAAGGTTAGGATCATTGGTATCCACGAGTATGAAGGTGAAGGTGAGTCTAGGATAGGCATCCCTCCGACTAAGGATTTACCTTGGTCGAGGGTATTGATGCCTGTCACTCATTCTGGTGGAGCACATACATCTGCATCAAGTCATAATATGCAGGTGGGTGATCCAGTCCTAATTAAACTCATACAAGGAGATACCGACAACCCTGTGGTTGTGGGTGTAATGGATTCAGGTGTTGCTTGTGCTACAGATGAAGAACCGATAGCAACAGGTAAGGAACCGATTCCATTAACTAAGACTGTTAATCAGGACTTAGAGAAAGGTAATGATCCTAATCCACGTGTTCATACCAGTCAAGACCAATGTGTTGATGGTGGTACTAAACCTCTTGGTAGATTAGGTACATCTAGTGCATCGGATGGTCTTAATGGAATTAGAGATGAAGCATCACCTGCTAACCAAGGAGGAGTGTTTGAGGTTACACGTGCTTCAGTAGACTGTCCAGAGAGTCCATCCTCACAAATAGAGAATGTATTGTCAGAGTTCTTTGCTACTCTACAGCATACGAATGGTAACATAGGTTCGTATTATATCAGTAAGTATACTGGTGGTCTGTTTGAGATACAGAGTATTGCTAAGGGATATATCAGCAGAGTCAAGAAGATAATGAATGCTGCTATGTCTCGCATTATGGGTGAGATGATGAATATGCTGCGTAAAGCAGTGAAAGCATTGATGAAGGCACTTCTAGCTCCTCTTCCTGGTATATTGACAACTGTTACCGAGTGGTTCCAGAAGATGCTGGAGCGTTTAGGATGTTCAATGATGGACATCAGTGGTAGGATTGAAAACTTTGCTGAGAATATCCTAATGGGATATGTTGGCAACATTATTAACTGGAGTGCTTGTCAGGTTAAGAGATTTGCTGACGCTATCTTTGGTAATGTCCTTGGTGAGATTTCAGGGATGATTGATGGATTGTTTGGTGGTATATCTAAAGTACTTGGAGCTATTGGTGGTGCTGTAGATATTATTGGTGGTGGACTAGCAAATATTATGAAGATGTTAGGCATTTCTTGTAGTGGTAAGAAGAAGTGTTCAAAACCAGCTAAGGTTAGTTCAAAGAATGGTTCACTTGAAGGACTTAAGGGAGGATTTAATAGTCTTGATGAATTACTAGCAGATTTAGAGACAGGTAATCATCTTCCTATTGATTCTTATTGTGGTGATGCTACTACAGATCCAGAACCAACGACAGAAGTTAATATATGGGGTCCAACAATACCTGGCGCTGGTACTGATGGAGGTACAACAGGTACTGGTACTACTCCTGGTTCTGGTACTAATGGAGGTACAGACGGAATAGATTACGAGGATATAGCAGCAGCGATATGTAATGCTAGAACCTTTAAGGTTGTTGATATCCCAGAGATTTCAGCAGTACAGGAGGGAGACATAGCATACATTAGGATTACTAGAGGTGGAGACACAACAACTACTAGCTCTATTACATACTATACACAAGACGGAACTGCTAAAGCAACAGAAGATTACTGTCCTGTTAATGGTTTCATAGGATTTGGTATTGGAGAGACAGAGAAGATTGTTGAAGTTAAGACACTTAACAATGGTGTTAAAGATGGATCGAAATATTTCTTCTTGCGTATGGATCACGATGGATGCGGCAAGGTATTGAAACCTATTGCACGTATCTGGATGAAGGATCCACAAGCAATAACAAATATTCCTACACTCACTGTCCCTGACATTGGAAGTGGATCATCTACACCTGCACTTAACTTAACTAATCCTGTCTATCATTTGACTGCTACTAGAGAGGTAGTATATGAGGGAGAAGAGGTTACATTTAGACTTACAACACAGAATGTTGATGATGGTACTGTTGTAAATTATACTCTAGGAAGAGAGTCTACGGGTATTGTATATGGTGACATCGAATATATTATTGAGGGTGGTGTGAAGAGTTGGGTCACTCAAGCAGATGACTTGACTAGAAGTTTTAAGGTTGATAATAGTAAGGCAGAGGTCACTGTTAAGCTGATGGATGATGGTATCGTAGAAGATACTAACAGTGTTGCTGAACAATTATACCTAGAGTTAAATAATCTCAGCACATCTGTAGGTGTTGCTGTACTTGATTCAATACAGTCAGTTCCTGATCCTAGCACTAGGACTGTTAAGATTACACCAGACAAGACTATAATAGATGAAGGAGAGACGGTAACATTTAATGTAGTAACTACTAATTTTGATAACGGAGAACTACTACCTTATAGTATCTTTGGTACTAATATTACTCAGACAGATATTCGACAACCTTTAGAGGGTAACCTATACGTTGAGAACAATAAGTCTACCATTGCTATAGATGTTCTAGAAGATAATACTATAGAACAGCAAGAGAATATGGTATTCAGTATAGATGACTACGGTTCTACTGCTACTGTTGTCATTAAAGTTCCAGATGGCACCCCGTCAGAAGGTGAGACAGATGAACCAGAATATGATGATGAACCAGAATTTGATTTCCCAATCATAGATGATACTCGTGGTGGTATCATAGACATTGAGGTTAAGAGATCAGGTCGTAGATATGTTGATAGACCATTTATTACTTTGGAAAGTAATGTAGGTTACGGTGCTTATGTTGAACCTATTATTAATAGTGAAGGATATCTAACAAGAGTGAGAGTAATTAATCCTGGCTATGGATATACTGGTAAGAAGAGACCAGAAAATGTAGTTTGTCAGTTAGTTGGTGTTTTCCTTACCAACGTTGGTGGATTGTATAAGACACCACCAAGAGTTTTAGTTGATGGTATAAGTGGTGTAGCACGTGCTACAATAGCAGCAGGAGGATATGTTACTGGTGTTGAACTGATCCGAAAGGATATGACGTACAAAACTACACCAACCATACAAATATATGGTGGTGGTGGATTCGGAGCAAAGGCAAAAGCTGATTTACAGTGTGTCCCTGCTGAAGAGTCTAACCTCATTCTTCAAGGACTTGCTAAAGATCCTGCTAACTATGTTGATTGTCCCTAATGGCTTACGACCAGAATAATACCCAAACATACGTATCAAGAGCTGGTCACATCAAACAAGAATGTGATGCTGAAGATGATGCGTATATGATCATCAGACACAAGGATGGTCATCATATCTTCCTTGACTCTGATGGATCGGTACAGATAGCTGCTGTTAAAGTACCTGCCGACAATAAGAATGGAGGTAAGTTAAAGGTTAGTGTCTGGGGTGATGCTATGGTTAAAGTTCGTCAGAATGCTGACATAGAAGTAATGGGTGATACTAAACTTGAATGTAAAGGAGACATTGATGCTCACGCAGTAGGAGATCTTAAGTTAGGAGCAGAGGGTAATATTTTAATTCAGTCGAGTAAGAACGTAGAGATACACGCTAACCAAGCAATAGGTTTAGGTGCTAAGGCAAAACTATCCATTGACACTCCTAGGATAGAAGAGAACACTGATATGAAGAAGAGTACTGTTAGTGGTCCTGTTACAGATGAGATTCACGGAGAGAGAACTCTGTCTATGACTGATCCTAGAGGTACATTCTGGATCACTAGTAAGGGTCATATGATTAATACTATTGCAGGTGATCAACTCACTACTATTGGTGGTAGAGACAGTTATTCTGTGGGTGGTAAGATCCCAGTTCCACCACTACCAGCAATGGCAGGCCAAACCGCAGCATACCAGAGTATTATAGGTATGATGGGTGGTACAGGTAGGACTGAAAAAGTAATGATAGGTAATGATGTAACCACTGTTACAGTAGGTAACAAGATAACTAACGTAGCAGCAGGTAACGTTGTCAACACCGCAGGTGCTGGAACCATTACTATGGCAGCAGGTGTTAACGCAACCATAACAGCATCTGCTAACGTAACTATTGCAGGAGCGACGGTTTTCTTGAATTGACTTGACATCTGTGCTATACTGAGGCAGTTATGCGTAAGCATTATGTCTGATACCTACTTGAACAAGGTGGTTGTTGATGTCCAGACCAGATCATTCCATATATGGAGTGATGAAGGTACGTGCAAAACAGTTGACTGTTCTGACGATTACGAAAGTTTTCTCCGTGTTCTGGAGGTCTGTAGGGATATGGCACCAGATGAGACAATCTACACATCCTAGGCAAATTCGACTTTTAGTTTCAAATATTCGGGGGAAAAAACCCCGCCTATTTTTTGCCTCTTTAGGTTTTTGTTGTAAAAACCGCCCACGTATGTTACACTAAATACAAAGATCTCGTTATTCCAAATTATGGCCCAACAAACTAATAAACTAGACCAATATGGATTGTTCTCGTTATTCCCAATGTTTCTATATCGGGGAAAACTCCAGAATCACGCCAAATGGAAAGATGCGGTATTTCCGATTTTGTCAAGAAGGTATCAAGAAGTAAATGGGTCGAATAGTTATAGTAGGGATACAGGAGGAAATGCTTGTTGGAATTGTGATTGTTACACATCCTTCTTTGATGAGAGTATGGTAGACCATACCAAGGAAACCGAGATCGAAGTTGGACTTCTATTACAGGACATTTCTGCTAATATTCAAGAAGCCATTAAGATGGCAGAATTCTATCCTCACGCATTTTTAGTTGCACAGCAGTGGTTTAACGCATATGGTCCTGGTCAGAACCAAGAAGAGCATAATCACGTACCTTCACATTTGTCAGGTTGTTGGTATGTTCAATATGACCCAGAACTTCATCAGTCAACAACTTTTATAAACCCGCTTAAGAACTTTTCTGAGGCACCTCGTTATAATAAGCATTTCTACGATCCTGATATGTGTGGATATGGATGCTATAAAGAGGAAATGACTCTAAACGTAGAAGAAGGAGATGTTGTTATATTCCCTTCTCAGTTGGGTCATATGGTGCATAAGCAACCAGGTATTGTTAAGAACCCTGACGGAAAACTCTATATGACATTCTCTTTCAATGTAGAGATGGTTAGTGAGCTAGAGGCAACAGAACGTTTAGGACAAGAAGAAGGTAAGCAAGGTGGAGGTCCACAAGGAACCACTGCAATTCCTGCAACTGGTGGTGGTGGACAACCCCAACCAGAGGGAGATCAATCAGGTGAATGGTCATCTGATTGGTTCTAAAACGCTCACACCAATGTAACAGAGGGGTTCTAGAACCCCTCTTTTTGCTAAAATACTAATGTACCTATCGTGACACGAACAGTGAACGGACGACTTTCAAAGGTTGATATGACATCTAGACTCCTTAAAATCAAAAAGGGGATAGACGATCGCACTTGGCATCGGGATTGGAACGACAGTGAGCGATGGGCTGCTCAAGAAGCATTAAACAATGCTTTAGAAGTCCTTGAAGAATACGCTTATTAGAATAATGACTGAAGAAGCAATCAAACAGATCATACCCCACTTATGCTACACCAAGGAAGAGGTAGATCAGTTGATTGCGTATGCTGTAGCAGAAGCACAAAGAATAGACGAAGAGTCGATGGCAAAACATAATCGTAGTGCGACGATTATATCGATGATACTTGGATTCATATGTCTAGCATTATTTTTGGATGGTACTCTAAGGCTTTTAGGTATCATCCCTCCTTTTATGGACATAGACATCAGTATCGTTGATAAGATAGCAGATAAGGTAACAACAGAGGTTTTACCTAAAATTCAGTCAGTCAGAAATTACATACCAAAGATATAGTATAAATACGAAAAGGATATCCACCATATAATTTTAGGTAATGGCACTTACCAGACTAGAGAATCTAATATCCAGTAAAACTGGACGTTTCGTATATGTTTCACCTGACGATTTTAATGCGTCGGATGATGTGAATAATAGGGGTAACTCACCCACTAGACCTTTTAAATCAGTACAACGTGCTTTTTTAGAAGTATCACGCTTTTCATACAAGTCAGGTCCAGATAATGACCGATTTGATGAATTTACAGTCGTATTATCGCCAGGCGATCATTACATTGACAATAGACCAGGTGTAGCAAGTGCCAGTTCTATACCTGATTTTAGTACCAATGTTAACTTTGACTTAGGTAACTCACAAAACGACTTATACAAGTTTAACTCAACTACAGGTGGTGTAATTGTCCCTAGAGGTACTTCTCTAGTAGGTATGGATTTGAGAAAGACTAAAGTCCGTCCTTTGTATGTGCCCAACCCAACAGATTCTAGTATTCCTACAGCCTCTATATTCAATGTAACGGGTGGATGCTATTTCTGGCAGTTCTCAATATTTGACGGTAAGCAGAAGGTATATTTCGACACTACAGGAAATAAGGCAAATCCTACATTCTCGCACCACAAGATCACTAACTTTGAGTTTGCTGATGCTGATGATTTAACCCTTTATTATGATAAGATTGGTGATGCCTATGTTAATATGGTCACCGACGTTAATGTTGATGGTGCCATTGAAGAGACTGACCTAGAGAACAGAATTGTTGGTCCTCTATCAGATAAAAAGATTATTGAAGCCATTACACCTCAGACACTTGGTGGTAATGCAACAGAAATTAAAATTAAGACAAAAGCACCTCACGGTTATTTTGTAGGACAGTTCGTTACAATTGACGACACTGGATTAACAAATGACCTTCACGGTTCATTCCTGATTACACGTTTAGACCCTGCTGATAATACACTATTCTATTATCGTGTTAATGAGAGTATTACCTCTCTAATTTCGGGTACTACTTATACTACTGCATCTCTACCACCTAACAGGTTGAATGAGAACGCTATTGTACAGGCAGAGATTGACACTGTTGACTCAGCGTCACCATATATGTTCAACCTGTCTATTAGATCTACTTGGGGATTGTGCGGTATGCACGCCAATGGATCTAAGGTTACTGGTTTCAAATCTATGGTTTGTGCTCAGTATACTGGTGTATCTCTACAGAAAGACGATAGAGCATTTACTAAGTTTAACGAAGAAACAGCACAGTTTGATTCAGCGTGGAATGGTGTAGCAGTAACAGATCCAGAAGAATTAGCTACTGGTTCATTTGCTACTACACCATATCACACTGATGGTAGAGCATACTTTAAGAATGAGTGGCGTAATGCGCACGTTCGTTTGTCTAATGATGCGTTCATTCAGGCAGTTTCGATCTTCGCTGTTGGTTTCGCTGATCACTTCCTAATTGAGTCTGGTGCTGATATTTCAATTACCAACTCTAACAGTAACTTTGGTAATACTGCCCTAGATGCTATTGGATATAAGGGATATTCATTCTTCCAAGATAAGCACGGTTATGTTACTGATATTGTTCCTCCACAAACAGTTGATTTAGAAGATACTACACAACCTCCATATTACGGTGTTGATATTCTTTCTTCTAAGGAGCCATCAGGTCAGACACGTGTTTACCTATCAGGTGAGCCAGAAGAAGTAGCAGATCCAGATAAGACACCAACGTATCTACTTCAATCTTATAAGATTGGATCAAAACGTGATGATAGAATATATGCTAAGTTAGAACCAGACATTGCTGGTGGTGAGGCAGGTCCACAAGAGAAATCTGCACAGTTGTCACCTAATGGTTTTGATACATTTACTGTATCAACCCTTTCATCTGCATCACAGTCAGTACAGAACGCACAAGGTGAAACTATTACCTATCGTGCAACAATATTTACTTGCCCTGAGGCACACGGTCTCTATACAGGTGCACCAGTTAGACTAGTACCTAAGAGAACCAGTAACTCTATTGCTAATGAGTTAGTACGTCTTCCTAAGGGATTAGATCCTAACACAATTTACTATATCATTGCTCCAGGTCGTCATACACAACCTGTACCCCCAGATCAGACATTCCCAACAGAGGATTTAAACACATTCCTATTAGCAGCATCTGAAGATGACTCTGCTGCTGGTAACGCTATCTATATTCCAGAAGGTTTAAACTCTGGTGTACAGATTCAGATGAATCAGTTCATCTTTGATGTTCTTCCGACACCTTACAAGTATAAGATTACTAATGCGGATCCTGCAACTAATGAGTTTACATTAGAGCAGTCACACGTATTCGATAAAGGTTTCGCTACTAAGGCAGCAACAGGTGTATTCTTCCGTGCAAAACCAGGATCTCAACTTCCTGGTGCGTTAGATGCTAATAAGATGTATTATGTCATCTATGACAATTCATCTAGTAACACAAATAAGTTTAAGATTGCTGAAAGTGCTGCACTAGCAATTCAAGGTGGTGGTGTTCCTTATAGTATCACATCTAGTGGTACTGTTGGTACTCCTGGCCAAGATGAAGTTTACGTATTCTCTTGTAACAATCGCCACCCATTGAGATATGACCCAGAGATGACAGCATCTCCACTTAAGAGTGGTCATTGGTATCTTAATGTTCTCAACACTGGTTCTCAACCTAACCAGATTTATACACGTATATCAACCCTTACGGAGTATGTCAGTGAAGAAATCCTTACAACCTCAAATACTTACATCAAGCGTATCAACGATAGACGCAGGGAAGATGACCGCATCTACCGTCTCCGTTACGTCATACCGAAGGAAGTTGACAACGTACGTGAACCATTGCTCGGTTATGTCCTTAAGGTCAGGACTGACGAGAATAGAAGATGTAGACCCCAAAAAGTAGTTCTAGAAGCACTTGATGGTACTTCAGATATGCCAACATTCTATGGTGGAACTCCTACTGTAGATGGTAGTGGTAATAACTTACCTATTCAGAGTGACTACAAATATGATCCTTATCTAACTGGTAACAGTAAGAGTCTTGTAACTGATTCGGGTATTAAGTTTACAATTGAATCAGCAAGACAGAAGACAATTAGTAGTGTTAACAGAATTGAGTTAACAGTTGTAGATCATACCATTAATACTAACGTAGCTGCTGGTACTGCACTAGCATCTGGTACTATCCTTACAGAATTTAAACTAACCAGTGTTGCTGGTGGTGCTTTTGTAACTGGTAACTCAGTTGCTTGGTCTGGTTTCTCTAGTAGTTCACCTATTAGTGGACAGTTACCTAGTGTACATAAACAGTATACTGAAGGTGGAAACACATATGTTGTTGTAGCGAGTGATTTCTCACTACTTCCTTACATCAAGTACAATGCTGGCACTAATACTATACTTGCTAGTGGTACAGCTACTGGTATATTGGCAGAGAGACCAAATGGCGGTAGAGATGATTATACCGATTATGCTAACGATCTAGGTAAGCAATATGTTATCCGTAATGCTCCAGTTTATACACTGACACCTGGTGATTTCGTTAGAGACGAAACTGACGGTAACCAGAAAGACTATAAGGTTGTTTCTGTTAGTGATGTTCCTGAGATTGATAACACATATTATGTTTACCGTGTTAAGACTCTTCGTAAGAGAATTTACAACCAGCAGGATGGTATCTATTATCTAACTGCTCTACGTGGTGACTTCTCTCCATCTGTAACTGAGTTCAACACATTTAAGTTTGGACATCCAACAGAGAGACTATATCCTGAACTATTTGCTGACGATCCTTTATGGTTCGATCCTAATGGTGATGGTTCTACTGTTAAAGATGCTCCTGCAACTATATCTGTTGCTGACAACTATGTTCACGGTCTTGTTGTTGCTGACGATAATAAGAACAGTATTACTAAAGAAGCTACAGAAAGCATTCTGACAAACCTTGATAGATTTGGAACTGGTTCTACTATTTCCATCTCTCTAGAAGCGATGGAGGGTAAGGCAGTTGCGTCCCGTGAGGACAGGGTAATCGGTGTTGAGGGCGACAGTGTTGCTGTTGCTGACCGTAGAGTCTATGTTGAACTTAGACGACCCTCTCAGGCACGTTCTGGTAACCATACCTTTGAATACACTGGTTTTGGACCAGGTAACTATTCAACCGCATTCCCATCTAGACAGGAATACGTTCTATCTGATGATGAAGTTCTCTTCTCTCAGGCAAAACGTCAAGACGGTGGTGTTGTATTCTACTCAGGTCTAAACGCTAATGGTGACCTATTTGTTGGTAACCAAAGAATTAATGCTATCTCTGGTGAAGAGACTAAGATTGATGATTCAGTTCTTCGTGTTGCTGGTGAAAACGCAGACGAGGAAGAGAATACTAATGACGTAACAGTTGACACTTTAACTGTTAATAAGAAAGTTAAGTTTAATTTATCAAATGACTTCCAGATAGCTGCTCTTGGTGGTACTAAGTTTACATCACCTGTAGAGATATCTCTAGCAGAAGATCCATTTGCTAATGATAGTAATGATGCTCCAGCACTTCTTATTAAGAGTGTTGCTAACATCAGTAATCCATCTGTTGACGAGACATTAACTAGAACCCATATGAACTTGAACCCAGTGTTCAAGCCTAACACAATTCAGTTTGCTCAATGGGAACTAAATCCACGTAATACTACTTCTGGAGTAATCTATTCCATCAAGACTTCTGAGGATAAGACAGTTCCTGCTTCTGAATCCTTTAAGCAAGAAGGTACTATTGAATTCCGTGGTAGTCAGACAGTTGGTGAAGCACATAGAATTTCAAATGTTAACTACAATACATCATTAGGTTGGATCTACACACAGATTGGTGGATATCAATCAGGTGAGAGTGCTGAGTTTGGATGGAGAGAATGGGGTGTAATTGGTGCAGATGCACTAACCACATATACTACAGGTGCTGGCTCTACTGCTAACGATCCTGGTAATGATATGAGGTTGGGTGTTAACCTCAGAAATGTTCGTACTACTAATGGTACTGTATGGCCACAACAGACACTAGACGTTGAAGGTTCTGGTATCTTCCGTAACTCTTTATGGGTTGGTGGTGATAACCTTAACCCAACTGGACAGCATACATTACGTGCATATGATGATGACGGTAATGGTATTGGACGTGTTTCTATTAACACTGGTGATACTACTGAAGTTACTGGTAACACAGGACTTTGGGTTGGTGGTGACGTAATAGTACGTGGATCCAGTGTTGGAACTACCCCTGTTGAATCAGTTGGTGGTGGTCAATCTAATGGTAACCTTACTATTGATGGTACATTCACTGCATTGAGTGATGGTAATCACGAGATGGTGGGTAGCCTAACAGTTACTAAGGATCTAACCGTTCGTGGTGGTAATATTAAGTTATATCGTTTAGATAGTGATAGTGCTGCTACTAACTTAAGAATAGATACAGATCAGTCTGCTACAGATCGTCAGGATAATTACATTACTGTACAGGGTCAGAACCTTGTAATTGGTGATGCAGTATGGGCTAATGATCATTTTGATGATGCTTCTACTGCTAAGTTGGTCATTAAGGCAGATGGATCTGCTCGTATTGGAGACGCTGACGGTGGTATCCAGATGGATGCTAACAGTAATGTATCAATCGGTGAGGCAACTCCAGATGCTACTCAGAAATTGTGGGTCAATGGATCTACTAAGATTGAAATTAGTGGTGGAGAACTACTAACAGTATATGATGGTGCAAACCTCAGACTTAAGCAAGACGCAACTGGACGTGTAGACTTTGTTGGATCTGGTACAGGTGGTGCTCCTAGAGCACGTTTAGAGAACACAGGTGCTCTGACTATCGGTAATGACTTTACTATTAGTAAGTTAGATATTACTGATGATGTAACATTCAATGTAGATTCTGCGAATGGTAACACTATCATTGGTAATGATACAGATAACTCTGGTACATTAACAGTTCATAGTAATACTAATTCAACATCTAAAGATACTGGTGCAGTTATAATTCAGGATGGTGGACTTGGAGTTGAGGGTAACATCAACGCTGGTGGAGACATCAACGCTGGTGGAAACATCTCTTCTGCTACTGGTGAACTTGATATTAATAACGGTGGTACCAACCTCTTTAAGGTTAATATTGACGGTAGTATTGACCTCGATGGTGTTACAGGATTCTTCACACCTACTGCTGGTCGCAAGTGGGTTGAGGTAAGTACTGATACTTCATTAGCAGTCAATACTAGATACTATGTTACTACCTTTGGTGGTGCTGTATTAACATTGACACTACCTGCTTCTCCATCTAAAGGAGATGAAATTAGAATACTTGATACTACAGATGGTTTGACTTATAACAAGTCTATACTTATTAAGACTGATGGTTCTAAACCTATACAAGGAGATTCACAAGGACAGTTGTTAATACAAACTCCTGGTGCTGGTCTTGGTCTTGTATACCTTACATCAGCAATTGGTTGGCGTTTAATTGAACTCTAATGAAAAATTTAGCAGCAGTTAGAGGATTTAAGAATGCCTCTATAGGTACAATTATGGCGTGGACTGGTACCGTTAGTGATGTTCCTGGCGGATGGCTCGCTTGTGATGGTACCACATATTCCGATAGTGATTATCCAGCATTAGTTGGTGTGATTGGATATACTTACGGTGGTAGTTCAGGGTCTTCAACATTTGTTGTACCCAATTTAAATGGATCTTCCACTAAGGTACCAGTTCACAAAGGAGCATCATATGCTTCATCTAGTGGTGGTTCTACTAACACATCAATTACATTGAATGCGAGTTGGGATATAGAAGATAGACCTAATAGACAGGTAAGTTTTTCAGCTCCTGCTACTATACAATCAAATGGTCCAGGTGGTGCTATTTGGCAACAAAATATTGCTATTCAACCGAGAGTAATGTCTTTCGAGAATATGCCAGCACATAACCACAGTTATACTATTCAGACTATGAATAACCAGTTTACTGGTACTCCTAGTGCTGAGTCTGGTGGTGATGTTAGTGCACAATTTGCTGGAGATATGCAAGATAAACCATTAGCTTCTCCTCCAAGTTGTCCAAACTCTGATGATGTAGGTAGATATGGTGTTCCTGGTGGTGCACACTCTCACGGAGCAGCATCATTTACAGTACAAAGAGGAAGTATTCAGATAACACCTTACCAAAGAGATTATGATGATATTAATAGTACAGTGGCACTAAATAATAATCCAGGTGTAGGTAATGCTCAACTTGCTATGCAACCACCATATCAGTCGGCAATATACATCATAAAGGCATATTAATGGCAATACAGTACGCAGCTATTAAAGGAGCACAAGGTGTAGCACCAGGAGTTATAATTCCTTTTTCAAGGGAGGTTCAGAATGCTGGACAGCAGATGGATCGTGTTCCTGGTGGTTACTTAAGATGTGATGGAAGTGTATTTCAAGCATCAGATTATCCAGATCTTGCAAGAGTTTTGGGTGTGGGTGCTGCTGGTGGAAGTGGAATACCTGCTTGTAGGTATCCTCCTGGAATCTCTGGCACTTCATTACTTAATCCTACTGTAGATGCTGATGGACAATTTACTCAGGGTACATTCTGTGTTCCTAATTTAGGAGCAAAGTATTTACAACCTAGTAGTACAGCAGGTACTCAATTTGTGGGTGACTCTGCAATGAGTGGTGGTGGTATAGTAGAACGTGCTGGTCTTGGATATAAAGCACAAATACAACCAACTGCAAATAGTTCATACACAGGATATATTCGTTGCCCTGAGTTTTCCTCAGCAGCAAGTGGATCTCCTATCTTAACAGTTGACAGTAGTAGTATAACTGCTGCAACAATTAGTATTGGTCAATGTGCAGAGCACGACCACGATGCAGGTGTTGGGCAACCAACTGCTCCAAAGATAACTCAACCTCAAGGAAGAGGTATAGATACTGACCTGACTTCATTCGATAGATATGGTGTTAACCTATGGAAAGGTCCATCAATCGGTATTACATCTGTTAACGTAGGAGCTCCGTTCAATATTGACTTAACTACTACAACAGATGTCAATCATCAACACGGTCTTGCTGGTTCTGCTGCATCAAATCAGTTAGAATTTACACAACCGCAGATTGATATTAGTTTTTCTGGTTCTACTGCTACTTGTGGTCTAACTGCTGATACTAGAGAGCATTTGAATCACGTTACATCACCCTATATGATCCTAGAGTTCATTATTAAGTACTAATGGCAAAGTATTATTCACAAACATCTCCTGCGTGGAATGGAGTACAAGTTGGCACCATCTCTATGATGCCTAAAGATGCTACTGGTGCTTATTATGCCCCTGCTGGATGGTTAGAATGTAATGGTAGGTCACTTGATCCAAATGAATATTTGGGTTTGTATACTATTATTCAAGCAACGTATGGTGGAACTGTTACTGGTACATTCCCTGCGATGACAGGTAGTTTCAATGTTCCCGATCTTAGAGATAGAAGAGTTGTAGGTACTGGTAGATTGAGACCAGATGGTGCCTCCCCTCAATTAGAACAACACGATAGTGGTACAACAAATAACACTGGTACTACAGGTGGTAAAAATAATATAACGTTACTTGATGTTGCTTCAAGAGTTCAACTTGTATCTGGAAGTGTACAGAGTACATTTAATACGAGTAGACTTCAGCAAGTATCAACTCAGATTACAGATGGTGTTTTAGAAGTTAACAGTGGTTTCCTTGCTAACCACACAATGCCTCATTGGCCACCTCATAGTCACGGTACTGGATACACCAGTATGACAAGTGGTGGTGGTATTACTGCTGACCGTACTAGTCCTGGTAGTGGAGATACACAGATTCAAGGTGGTCCTAGTGGCGGTACAACTTACGATGGTTCGCAAATATTAGTTACAGGAGGTGCTTCTGAACCTCATTCACACTGGGTTTCATTTAAAGGTAGTATTGGAGGAACTGTTTCTTACCATAAAGGATGGGGTGATTCCGTAGGTATAAGAGGACAAAACACAGCAGGAAATGGATACGCTGGTAATGATTGGTATCAAGATTTTTGTGTATCTGGTAGTGGTGGTAGTGGTAGCAGTAGTACCAGTTGGGTAACTACTTACGGTCCTGCATATACTACTCAGAATTATGTTTCATTCTATCAGAATGTATTCACTTATGTTTATCAGGGTTCCACTGTTGGTACTATCACAATGGGAACTGGTCAGTCAGAGCCAGTAGAGTCAGGTGGTAAGAGATATTATGGTGGATCATTGGCAGTAGATAATGGTAACTCTTGGCAAAATCCTAACTATTATGAGATACAGGTAAAAGAAGAGCAGACTAGTGGTTCTGGTGGTGGTAGTGCTGATCCTGCAAATGAAGGTTTAATCGATATAAACAATGGTTCTTGTACTATTAAACCAACCGCATCTATGATGCAGTGGGTGTTTGATATGTCTCCTGTAGATGCTACTCAAGTTACTTTCCAATTAGATGTTGACCTAGGTTTAGAAGGAACACCTGATCTTCAACCAGAATATCAAGAGACTGCATATATGATATTTGCAGGAGTTAGTAGTGATGCTTACACACCACCTCCAGGTGGCGGTGCTGGTGATCAAACTCCTGACCAAGTTGGTCCTTTTAACATTGCAGTTACTCAAGCTAGTGGAGATGGACTTGTAAGTTTCAATCTTACTGGTGTTAGTAACACATATTCTTTTGACGTTGAAGTATTAAAGACAGGTGGTGAGTCAGTAAGTTCTCAGCCTATTAATGTAGGAGGAACTGGACTTGCTACTAAAACTGGATATGTTTTAGATGATACTATTAGTATGACTCTAGAAGCACCTGCGAGTGGTGGTACAAATGCTCAGTATGAAATTAGAGTTAAGTTTAATGCTTCAACTGTAATGACTGCTCAGGCAACTATAACTTATGAGGCAGCACCTACAATTACAATATCAGCACTACCAACAAGTGTTTCTTCTGGTACTGCTGCTAATGTAACGTTTGAGTCTGCTGGAGCAACAGCTGTTGTATCTTCAAACTTTGGTGCTACTACTGCAACAGGACAGACACTTGCAGTTTATCCAACGGTTACGACAACATATACTGTTACCTTAAGTAATGCTTGGGGTTCTACAACAGGAACTACAGTAGTTAATGTTCAGGCTGCTAATGCTCCTACAATTAATATGAGTGTTAACCCCACTCAGATAACTGCTGGTGGATCTTCTGCGGTATCATATAACTGTAATGATGCGGATACGTTTATATCTGCAACATCATCTCCAACAGATACAAATTGGGATAATGCTTCTCATACTACAACATTCTTCAGTCAAAGTGTATCACCGACTGCAACCACAATATACTATATTACACTAGAAAACCAACACGGTCAGAGTACTCAACAAGTTACATTAACTGTTGATCCTCTACCTCTTCCAGAGGTCTCACTATCATCTAATATTACAACTACTGAGTATGGTAACTACGATCCAGATGATGACACTGAAGCAATAATGACTTGGAGTACGATTAATACTGCTGGTGTTACTATATCTGGTACATCTACACCTAATGATCCTAACTGGAACCCTACAACTACTTCTGGTGTATTCAACGTTGCTCCTCAAGTTAACACAACGTATACAATTACTGCTACAAACTCTAGTGGATCTGATTCTGCTAACGTAGCCATAACAGTGATTAGTATGCCAGAGATTACACTAACAGTTAACAGATCATATACACCTGCTGTTGGTAGTAGTCAGTTTATTATGACTTCAGGTGCATCAGCTGATGCGTTAGACTGGTTATACTTCTGTTGTAACGAACCAATTACAGTTGGATATGCTGTTACTGGAACTGCTAATACTATTTGGGGTGGTATTTACTGGGGAACATATACAGATAGTGGTACAAACCCATCGAATGATGGTGTTAATACTAACTTAGGTAGCACTGGTAACAATGCTACAGGTACTTGGAGTAGTGTTGTTCCTATGCCTAGTGAGAATGGTAACTCTCTTGGTGGTGTGGATGCAATCTCTGCTTCTAAGAGAAAGGGAATCATTAAAGTAGAAGCATCTAACACTGCTGGAATGGTTGCAATTTCTGGATACAGATTTGTTGCTCTTCAGTTTAGAATTGCTAGGTATAGCGATTGGCAGAATACAGCATACTTTACTGGATCTAACTTTGGAGTAGGTAACTCTCCTCAAACAACATATAACTTTAGCACAGTAGGAGTTAGTAATCAAGGTTATATTGATGTCTTCCCTGCATTAATTAATGCTGGTACTACTTGGACGTGTACAAGTATATTGAATATCATCGGTGCTGGTGGTGCTTCTAACTCAGGTGAGTTGAAGGCACGAGTTATCAATGGTAAATTCCTTGTAGAAGATCTACCATCAGGTCAGACAGATGATGACTTTATAGATCTTACAGCACATTGTAACGTTGCTGACTTCAGTGGTCCTTCTACAGGTCATAACACTGCTGCTACAGCGACATTCTCAATCACGATGCCAGGCGGTGATTTAAATACTAGTGATATTAATGATGTGTGGGAACCAGGTGACGGAGATCCATAAATGTGTTATACTGCTCTTAGAGTAGATTTGTTATGGATTTAGCACCAATAAAACCTATGGAGTTGATGTTAGACTCCAAGGTTACAGAATCAGAGTTCAGTGATTTCATTGGAGTCTGGCCAGGATTAATGCCAGAGGGTTTATGCCAGCAGTATATTGACTGGTATGATACTTTAGAGCAGGCTGCGGATATAGTTACTCCTAAGTTAGATTCTACAACTGTTGCTGATGGTAGAGTACAGTTTCCGCAAGGTTCTCTTGGTAGATATGATAAGCAAATTTTAATCAATCATAATAATCCTACCTTACAGAACGTTACCTTACAATATCTTAAATCGATTACCCAACACTATATCTTTAAGTATCCACAGTTAGAAACAGAAACGATGATGAGTAGTGTCATCAAGTTTCAGCATACTCCTGAGGGTGGTGGTTATCACGTATGGCACTATGAAGCAATGGGTTTATCTCATTCTCCACGTGTTTTAGTTTGGATGATTTACTTAAATGATGTAGAAGATGGTGGTGAGACAGAATTTTTTGATCAGAAGAGAAGGATTAAACCTACAAGGGGAACCTGTGTTGTATGGCCTGCTGGTTTTACGCATACACACAAGGGAAATACAGTTTTATCAGGTGATAAATACATATTGACAGGATGGTATCTATTAAATGGCTCGTAATTTTGGAGAAGCCGATTTCACTATCTGGGTAGATAGTAAAATTATCGGCGGTAAAAATTCAACTGGTAAGCAACAGGGATTTGTTATCTCTGATAGTGATTGGACTAGTACAGTTCTTCCTGCCATTAATGGTACATTCCACGTTGCTGGTGTAGATGAATTAACTTGCCTTCACTATTGGAAAGAAAATAATCCAGTAGGTGAAGCAGTTTGGTATCTTGCCGAAAATAAGGATCTAAGTGGTGAAGTAGCTATTACTACTAATGATTCTACAAAGGTTAATGAAGCAACTACTTTGGTTAACACGTTGACTCCTCTTCGTACAACGTACGAAACTGCATATAATGCGGAGCAACAAGCAGCACTTGATGCAGAGAACCAGAGAAAATATTTCGTTGACAATCAAATTCCAGAGAATCTTCTAGCACTTCGTGCTATGAGAGATCAATTAATGCAAGACACTGATTTCTATATGTTGGAAGATATATGGGAACATTATGCTGCTGATCCCCCAGCTCAAGTACCTGCTGCTGCTAGAGTTAAAGATAATTGGAAGACATACAGGAAACGTTTAAGAGATCTCCCGTCTCAACAAGCAGATCCATATGATTATAATAACTTTACTGGTTGGCCAGTTCCCCCTACTGACGCTACATTTGTGCCCTAATTATGTTTTTTCGTTATGAGCTATTGAATGATGTTAATCTTAAACACGTTCAAGATTTTTATGGTTTCTCTGATTTTACTGATGGTGCCAAGACTGGTGCTAATGACAAGAAAATCAAAAACAATGTTGAGATGCAGGATGAGCACAGTAAGGCTGCTTGGAATATAATCTGGGATAATTTTCAGAAGCATACAGTACCCAATTTTTATATGTGGGGCTGTACCAGTACCGTAGCTTTATTCGTTAAGTATACCGAGGGTATGCATTATAATTGGCATTGCGACTCACCTTTTATGGGTGGTCAAGCAAGAACTGATTTTAGTACAACTGTATTTTTAAACGAACCAGATGAATATGAAGGAGGAGAACTAGTCTTAGAGCACGGTACTGAAACTCTTGAAGTTAAATTACCTGCTGGATGGGCATTTAGTTATCCCACTGGAACTAGGCATATGGTCAAAGAGGTAACATCTGGTGAAAGAAACGTAGCTGTTTTTTGGACTACATCAATGTTCCGTTGTGATGATGATCGACGGATTGCAACCCTTAATTATGAGACAAAAACTGAACTACATAAACTTTATCCTAACGCAACCTCTCCTGATGATCCTCATTATGGTATGACAAGAACTTTGGATGAACAACTGAATGCTTTGATGCGTTATAAAGCTTACTAAATAACACTTAGGGAAAGTACCACTTACTTTTGGAATAATGCAAAAAGAGGAAGGCAGACTTATTGTTACGGTATCGAAAGAGACCGATACAAGAGCCGTCATTGAACGTGCGAAACAACGTTTTACGTCGCTGATAGAGGCACACGATCTTGGAGCACTTAACCAAGTGTTTTTGGATTTTCCTGGAAAGGATCAGAATTATATTGAAGTTTTAAAGAGTAACGTAGATTTTCCTGAAGTAATAGGTGCTCGTTGGGATAAAGAGATTAGAATCCCAAAAGATGACGTATCAGCAACTGAAGAAGCTATATCACACTGGATGAACCCAGAGTCGCATATTAATCACGCAGACGCAACAAAATTTTCCGCAGAAGTAACTCCCCCTCCAGACGCAGTAACAGACCCTAAGACTGAGCACGGTACTTTAACATTTAATTCCCCTACAAGAACAGAAATTGCTACTGCAATTGCGCAAGAAGGCGATAGTATTCCAAACTTAGAGCAACAGGTAGATCCCTTTGCATATGGTAATGTTGTTCCCTACACTGGAAGTACTTCCACTCCAACCTATGAAGGTGTTGTTAATAATGGTAGCTTTGGTCCTAAATTAGGATACTATGCTGGTGGTTTGGTCTATGAATCTTATCAGATAGATTACCTAGTTCCAGGTACTGTAGTTTATATTTGGGTAAGAGATGCTTCTAACTTAAACTATAAGTGGTGCTTTTCTACTACTCCAGATGGTGTACATAATGGTGGTGTAGAATATACTACTGGTGTTGTAAGAGTTGGTACTCCTGGCTCTGGTAACAGTGGTGGCAATGGTAATGGTGCTTACATCGCTATTCCAATTACTGCAACTACACCTTTAGAACTATATCTTTATGAAGATACTACTCCAGGCTTAGGTCTTTCAGGTTCTTCGTTACCTTCAACGACAAGATCGATGAAGTTTACGTTGTTTAATAAGTGGTACTTACAAAGAATTTCGCAGTATCAGGATGGTTTAGGATATGGTCTATATTCATTGACCGAAGACGGAGAGAATTCAGACTTATATGTTATTGACACTGGTGTTCGTGGATGTAGCAGACCAACTGGATCTGCTGGTGCTAACCTACACCCAGAATTGTATCACCCAGATTACGCATCCGATTTAAATGGTGCGACAGAACAAGCAAATTATCGTGTGTATGAGGTTCCAGGGTATAACTCAGGTATCACACTCAACGGTGTAGCAAATAGTAATGAGGATGATTCAGGTCACGGTACAGAGTGTGCTATCTTTGCTGCTGGTAGAACCTTTGGTGTATCCAAGAAGTCTAAAATATATTCTCTAAAAGTTTTTAATGAATTAGGATCTGAGTACTCAACATTTTCAAGTAGATTTGCATATGCTATCTTAGCAATTGTTAATCACAATAATCCTGCTCACGCTAATTGGAAAGGTAACTATAGACCTGCCATTGTTAACGCATCATTAGGAACAACAGCACCTGGTCCTTCATATCCTTATGTTCCTAAGAACGAACCTGGATTTGATACTGGATTGGGTAGTGACACATTGTTTGATGACTATGAAAACTATCTTGTAGCTAACCACATCATTCTTGTACGTTCTGCTGGTAATGGATTCTATACAATAGGTGGTTCATCCTATGAAGGATATCAAGGTAAATTCTTACCTGGTGTTCGTTCTAATGGTCCGAAGGATAACAAGTGGAATATGGAGATTGGACAAGAGAGTCTCGATGGTAAGATAACCGTTGGTGCTACATCTTGGGCTAATACATTCTCTGCGTTCTCTAACTACGGTACTATTACTACTAGTGCTCCTGGTGAATCAGTATATGTCCCACAATACTATTGGAATAGTAATACTGTATACAACCAAGTAAGTTCTTCTTACTATGCTTGTACTGATGGTACATCATTCTCTGGTCCTATTGTTGCTGGTATTCTACTCCAGTGGGCTACGAAGATGGCATATCTTCAGAATTATACTTATGAAGGTGGTCAATCACTTCCTAAGTTAGCAAAAGCTTGGTTACGTAGACCACTTGATTGGGATTACAGTCGTCAATATAATGGTGGTAATGCATCACCTGTTAGTTATGAATTTGGTGGTGGTAGTGTTCAGACCTATCCTAATAACAGTCTAGATGAGATAACACTAGATGGTGTTAACCTTACTGTTGCGGTAGGTCAAGCAAGTAATGTTATAACATTTAACTTGGGATCTGAATTTTCTAGGTTCAACCCTGTTATTGGTAATTTAGTTCAAGTTCGTACTCCTATTGGTATTATATCTCAGGATGTGATTTCTGATGTATGGGTAACATCTGCTGGATCACCTACTGCTGCATACCATAAAGAAGGTGGATTATTTAATCTTGTTAGTGACAATCATCCTGCTCCAGGTCTTTACGGTACATTCCCTAAAGCTGGAACATCTGGATATGTTTCTAACCTTACTCTAAGTCAACAGGGTTCAGGATATACTGTAGCACCTGTTGTTAGTTTCTCAGGTGGTGGTGGAGTAGACGCTGCTGCATCAGCAACTATCACACTAACTGGTGGTGCTGTCACAGGTATTAACATTGATCAAGCTGGTTCTGGATACACAGTAGCACCTACCGTAGTCCTTACTGGAGATGGTGTTGGTGCAACTGCAACTGCAACTATCTCACTTACTGGTGGTGGTATACAAAGTGTTACTGTTACCAACGGTGGTCACGGATACAACCCTCTAGATTTACCAACAATTACCTTCACTGGAGGTGGAGGACTTGGTGCATCTGCAACCGCAGTTGTGGTTGATGGTGTTGTTACTGCTGTCACTATTAATAGTCCAGGTTCAGGATATACTGTAGCACCTACTGTTGGTATTGCTAATGCATCTGCACCAGTTAATAATCCTGCACACAATCCAGACAATGACTTTGTATCTGGTGGTGGATCTGTTACAACTGGTAACTTGAACACAGTTAGTAGAGCACTAACACAGGTTGCTGATAACTTACCACAGCCTGCATTATATGGTGTCTTCCCTAACGCAAACAACTCTTATTCAATATTACCGAAAGGATATAATCATACAATAACATATCGTGGTGGTAGGAACGTTACTGCTGATACTCCTACATCAACTCAAGGATTTGCTTACGATATGCTTGGTCTTACCAAGAACGGTGTTAGTATACGTAACTGGAGTCACGGTAGTGGTGTTAACTTACCTTCTGGATATAACTGTCCTACTGGATATGCCTTTGATAAGTATACTACTAGAACTGCATTCGGTGCTGACGAAGGTACAGGTATAGTTAATACTGATGGAGCATACTACTACATTACTGGTGACTTCCTAATCAATACTTGGAAAGGATCAACTACAAACTATGTTGTCACTGTAGTTAATACTGCTGGTGGTAATAGGTACTACTTAGATGGTAATCAGACACCTAACCTTATTTTATCAGAAGGTAATACATATTACTTCGATCAGAGTGACTCTACTAATACTGGATACCCATTTAGATTAGCAGATTCACAGGATGGTATTCACATCCAAGGTGGTAGTGAGTACTTAACAGGTATTAAGTATCAGGGTACTCCTGGTGATGGTCAGGCTGGTACTGGTACATACTTACAGGTGCAACCTGAAGCAGCTAACCTTTATTACTATTGCTCATTGTATTCAGGGTATGGTGGTGCTGCATCTGTTACTACAAATACAAACTCTGCTGCGTTACCATCACATACCACATCAGATATTATAAATGCAACTCATCACTCACCTATAGTTGGATACGCTATGGATGGTTATCCCATCTATGGTCCAATTGGATATGATGATCCCGCATCGAATACAACATTAGCAAGGATGATATCTGCTTATGATGTAAGATCTGTTCGTTCAGGTACTCCATACACTCCTGTAAACTACACTTGGGATGTTACTGCATCTGATAGTAATGACTATCTGTTCACTGCAACAGGTGGTTCATCAAACTCTGGTACTGATGTAAGTATTGCTGCTAATGTTGGTGACAACCTTATCTTCAACGTTAACGCATCTTATGTCACAGGTGGTGGTGGTGGATCTACTCCTCAAACTTATAACTTAGTTGTTACAGCATCTAACTCTAATGACTATACAATCTCTGGATCTGATAGAAATGGTAACCAAAATGGTGCTGATCCAGGATTAACATTCTATGAAGGTGATACTATTAACTTTACAGTATCTGCTAGTGGACATCCATTCTATCTAAAGACTGCTGCTGGTACTGGTACTGGAAATCAGGTAAGTGGTGCAACTAACCAAGGTACACAGAGTGGTACTGTTAGTTGGACTCCAACAACTGCTGGTACTTACTACTACCAGTGCGAATACCACGGTAGTATGGTTGGAACTATTACAGTATCTGCTCCTGGTGGCGGTGGTGGTACAACTGTTAACCATCCATTCTGGATTCAGAAAGTACCTGCTCCTTACAACCCTGCGCAGGTAGTTGCAACAGTAACTAACAATGGTAACCATAATGCTACTGTATTGTGGAACACATCTACAACATATCCTGGCACTTACTATTACGTCTGCGAAGCACACCAAGCAATGACGGGTACTATTACCCTGACTGAACCTGTTGGTTATGCTCCTAATACAAATACTTACCCAATGGGATCCTTTATACAGGATTATGAATTGAAGACGGGTACTAATACTGCTGGAGAATCAATTCATTTAGACCGTAGAAACGGTAGATTCTGTATTACTCCTGACTTCCCAGGTGGTACATACGCATACTTTATGACGTTTAATTCGTCAGCAACTCCTGTATTCCCGTACGTTATTGGAGATTACTTCTATGGTGATCCTGTAGCTTACGGTGGTAGTGCATCTGCAAACCCAGTCTTTGAAGAACCTGCAGCTGCTGGATGTGATATTGGTACACAAACTGGTGTTCTTGATGCAATTACTATTGATGTTCCTGGCGTTGGATATACCACTTGTACTGTTAGCTTCACTGGAGGTGGAGGTGGTGCAGGTGCTCAAGCATCCGCAACCCTATCGGTTCTTGATGGTTATATCTCAGCATTAAATGTAACTACCCCAGGTACTGGATACTCAACTGCTCCAACTGTTTCTATCGCAGCACCAAACGTTGCTGGTGGTGTACAGGCAACTGCTGTAGCATCTATTGCAATTACTGCTGGTAACCCAAATAGTATTGTTGATCAATCATTCGACCAAGACTTTAACTGGAGAGGAGGTACTGATTACGGTCACTCCACAACTCTTCCAGTTGCCATACCACTACGTAGTGTTAAACCATTTGGTATAAGCACAACTGGTGTGTATATGTACCATTACAGTAACGAGAGTGGACCAACTCCTGGTTGGACATTCAATGACGTTACTAACGAGAACTTAACTGGTGCTGACACATACGGTGGTTATCCTAATGCAGCAAATGTATATGGATATAACTCTAGTAAGTTATTAGAATCATATGAGGATGAAGCTGTTCGTACTGGATCCACATATATTGCCAATAGTTACTTCGATCTAGGATATCAAACTATTAATTGGGTCGTAACTGTTGATGTTAAGACTGCTGGTAACAATGACTTTGGTTCAGGTAGTGCTAATGGTTACTTCTTAAGAAGTGCTGCTGGTGTTACTACTGAGCAACCTACACTTGAATTCACTAAGGGTAATACATACATCTTTAATCAAGATGATACCTCCAATGACACTCACCCATTATACTTCTCTAGTACAGATGATGGTGTACACAGTGGTGGTGTTAAGTATAACGATGGTGTAACATACAGACTTAATGGTGTCTCTGTTGATGCTGTTACATATGTCTCATCATTTGACGTTGCAACAACTAGATCTGTAACTATTATAGTTCCTTTAGATGCACCTGCTGATCTTCATTACGTATGTAATAATCATTCCAAGATGGGTGATGCTATTACAACTAATACTAATATTCAAGGTGACTACAGGAGACACGCTAATGGACACTCTAAGATCTTAGGAATAGCATTTGATGGTTATCCTATCTACGGACCATATGGTTATCAGGATGAGACGAATAGTTCTAGTTCTGTTGTTCGTCTTAAGCCAGGATATATGCAGAAATTGGTAGGTAGAACACCTGATGGATATCTCAACCGTCCTTCTACTGTATCATATCCATATAAGTCATTCAATGAAGACTTTGAATATGCTGGTAATGATAACGATGGATTAGAAACAACTTACACAGTGGTTGTATCAGCTGCTGTAACCTCTGGTAGTGGTAATCGCTACTACATTAGTGGTACTGGATTAGATGGTACTGTAGAGAAACCTTCTTTCAACTTTAGAAAGGGTAGAAAGTATATCTTTAACCTATCTGATGCATCTAATGATACTCACGCTATGCTCTTCTCTGTTTATGGTGATGGTGTATCACAGGGTTGGCACGTTAGTGGACAGAACGCACAAGATATTAACGCAGTTTATACTGCTGGTGTAGTTTATAAGTTAGAAGATGCAGTAGTAGATTATGCTGCTTATGTTGCTGGCTTTGATGCTGCAACTCTAAGATCAGTGGAAGTTACTCCTGCTGTTGATGCACCACAAGCACTATTCTATTTCTGCTACAATCACGCTAATATGGGTGAGAGACTTATCGTAGGTGACTTAGATAAGAGAAATGGTCGCTATTGTAAGACTCCTGACTATCCAAATGGTACCTATGCATACTTCATTACTGAAGATGATAACGGTGACCCTGCATTCCCATATATTGCTGGTGATACATTCAAGTCAGATCCTATCTTCCCTGGTGACACAGCATACGAGGGTGATTCATTCGTATATGATGTAGGTGGTGTTGAATTCAATGCCCTACAATATACTTGGCATCCAATTACTGACGTAGATTCTGCTAACACTAGTTTCCAGATCACTCCAGCAGAGGCATCATTCACTGCTCAATCTAGTGAGGTTGGTGGTAACCTATTGAAGGTTTCTAATGTTACTGGAACTCATCAGGCAATGGATGGTATTTGGACTTGGCAACAAGAGAGTGCAAATAACAAATTGTGGTATCAGACTGAGCAACAAGAATTAGCTGGAGAGGGTGAAGGTACAGAGATACTACAACTCCCAGTAGATAGAGGAACAGATCATAACCACGCAGATGAGCCAGTAACTAGAGGTGCTGTTACACCATACATTGACCTATTAACTACTTGGTATACTCCTGCTGGTTCATTAGGTACCTTTAATTTAGGACAGGCTGTTAACATACAGTTAGGTGTATCATTCCTTAGAACATTTGCTGCTGAAACTATTGTTGATAGAGATTATACTCTAAGTAGTTCTGCATCAATTGCTACTACTGGTCTAACATTTGACACTGAGACTGGTATATTATCTGGTACTCTAACCAATACAGAAACACTTAACCTAACATTATCAGTTGAAGAAAATATTTCTGGGCAAACTCAGGAGTATACGATTCAACTAACCAATGTTACTACTAATACATCAGACGTAGAAATGGTCTACGATGCTACTAGTAAGGTAGTTGATTACAATACAGTATATACAGTTCACGGAGAGCCTAACGACGATGTGTCTTGGGTTAATCAGAACTGGTACTCACGTCCATTGTTCTACAAGTCATTGAGTACTATGTTTACTCAGACTCAGTTTGACAATGATAAGTTTGAGTACGTACCATTCTGGCAACTGTATGGTGACAAAGGTGGTGGTAGTCAGTGGTACAATCTAAATGAACTTGCTGCTGCAACTAGCTCAGGATATGAGGAAGGAGACTGGTTCGAGAATAATGTAGATAATAAGAATACACATTACGCATACGTTGAGAAGTATGAGGACGTAACAGGACGTGAGATGGGATTCTCTCATCTTGTTGTTAATAAGTGGTGGAAGTTTGCTAATGCGTTCTTCCGTTGCAAGATGCGTTGGAGAGTAACATATGATCTAGTAGCAGTTGGTGCTGACTATCAGGTTCAAGTTAATGCTGGTGGTTCTACTGTATTTGAAGTACCTAAGGGTGCGTTCTATAGATTTAATCTTAGTGATTCATCTTGGACTGGTAAGACATTTGAATTTAGATTAGGTGCTACTGCTTCTGCAAGTACTACTAACGTACGTACGTATGGAACACCAGGATCTGCTGGTGCTTGGGCTGAGGTTTATATACCTGAGTCATATAGTCTAGCAAGTATCTGGTTCGGTCAGTCTGGTGGTACTACATTTGCATCACAGCACTTAGACTTTACTACTACTTACAATGCAATCATTACATCTACTGTACAATTAACAGTTAGCAATTTACCTGCACTACCTGCACAGCCAGCACTGACTATGTACAGTGGTGCTAACGCAATTACTGCTAACCTATTCACTGCAAATACTGAGTACGGTGGAGAAACACATTATCCAAACACTACTCCTTATCTAACTGCTGATAAGGATCCTAAGAATGGTCGCTTCCCTGTACAGTTAGTCTGTACTGACCAGAACATTGAGTACATTTGGTTCAGTAAGTCATTCACTTACGATACTGCTACAGGTACTAAGTCATTCGCTTGGAAGACACAGTATGAAACATATCCTGATTATGTACCACTAGCATCTAATTACTATAGATCTAGGGTAGATGCTCGTAATGATGTTACTGTTGACTATTCTCCAACTGAAGGAGGAAATGGTGTATACGTAGGTAACTACATCAGTACTACTGAAGAGTTCCCATTACGTAGTATGTACGGTGGATATGCTGTTGAAGTACCTATCCAAAACCCATCAGGGTTAGTACCACCTCTAGACAACTCTGGTAATGTTATTCGTGCAACTGATATTCCTTGTAATGGTATTCCATCTGGTGTAAACGAACCATATTCATTCCAGTTGTATCTTTACAACGGATCATACTCATCACTATCTAATGAGATTAGTGTTATTGCTAACCCACCTCAGTTGGGTATGTGGTGGTACGAGTATTCTAATGGATGGACTGGTACCCTATCTAATGGATACTTACGTCACGTTGATGGCTTTGTAGATACTGCATTAACTTGTGGTGATTACTTCGGTAACATTCTTACACGTTCATTCGTGATTGACGTTGCTGGTTCACCATTGAGTGCACTACCATACATTGACATTAATTCATTACAGATACAAGATTACTATAAGGGTGCACAGAATTTCTCTGTTACTAACAACCAGACACAGGATGTAACTGTATCATACACAATTGATGCTGGTACATTTACTTGGAGAATGCGTATCATTAATGAGTTCCCATATATGGAAACAACTGACGGTGGTACTAGAACCATCTTCACTCTTAATAATGCTACACACGCTAACGGTCCTACTGTTGTTAACACAGGTGATTTTAGCACATACACAGGTCAATTAGCAGCAGCAACTGGACTCTTACGTGAGTGTCCCTTCCGTGGTGACACCTCTATCAATATGCCAGTTGACTTCTCTGTTAAGAATGATATTCAACCTGCTATCTTCCCTGCACGTGGTACTCAAAAGGTATACACATTGTGGGTAGAGTTGATAGGTTCACCATTCACACTTACTGACTTGATTAACCTTACAGCAGTTGCTGATCCTTGTCAGGATCACACATATGATTTCGCATACACACAGAACGGTGCTTGCGTTACACCATCTAACGATTACTTCTGCAACTTTATCAAACCATTGAGAGATCGTAATCACCCAGAACAACCTATTATAGGTATGGATGGAATAGCACAAGTCAAGGTAACTGATGGTATCACACCAAGGACACTGGACTTCCAGGTTCCTGCACCTTGGCCAATTCTTTATTCATACTTAGGTGATTGTAACCCTACTTGCTCATAAAATAAACTAAACTAATGGCACTAGTATTCCCACCAGCCGTTGGGTACCTCCCATCACCAAGCTCGCTAACACCTACGGTGGCGGGTACTGCATTCTATGCAGTGACAACTGGTGGGGTTGCTCCTGGCACACACGATTCAACAGACTGGCAGATCAATACCTCAACTGGTTTTGAGTCTGCTACTTTTGCATATAACCAGAATGATACAGTTAATAAGACTTCTTTAACTGTACCAGCATCTACGCTGGATTCAAATAAAACTTACTACTTACGTATTAGATTTAGAGATACTCTTGGTAATATCTCTAACTGGTCTCAGGTTGCAGAGTTTAATACTGGTGCACAAATTAATACGCCTACGGTAACTGTTTCATCTCCAACAGCACTAATTCCTATTATTCCATCATCTGCATATGTTGGTGTGAATACTCATAGTAGGAGTGATTGGCAGGTTTCTACTGACTACTACTTTAATACTATTACATCACAGACAATAGATAGCCCTAGTATGCTCACGCAGTTCTATGATGCTAATATTGTCTTAACACATAACACATTATATTATATACGTGTAAGGTATAAGGATAATCTAGGACAGTACTCTGAGTGGTCTTCCCCTTCATCATTCTATACAGACACTCAGGTTAATGTTAATCCTCAGATTAATAGACCATCTATAACAACACCTGTTGATGCAGCATCTGGTCAAAGTTTGACACCAACTCTTAGTTCTTCTACATTCTCTGGTACTAATGGTGCTACTCACGTATCATCTACGTGGCAGATAGCATTTGCACCTACGTTTGGTAGTAGTTCAACTACAGCTCCTGGTGCAACTGGTACTACATCATCACAGATCTCCAACACTAGTGGTCTTGTGTATCAGTCATTAAATGATATTAACAATAAAACAACCATTACAATTGGTAATGGTGTGTTGGAGGAAGGTAGAACATACTATGCACGTGTAAGATACCAGTATGTTGACCTACAGAATGTTACTTGGTTATCAGAATATTCTGAACCCATTTACTTCACGACTATTGATGTTCCTGGTGAGATACAGTGTCCATATGTGACTAGTATTACAGAATCTACAATCTATGATAGAATGGATGTAGTTTCATCTGCTTATGTTGCAACACAAAGTACTGGTCAGGCACATACTTATAGTGATTGGCAAGTATCAACTGATGCAGGGTTTAATAACGTAGTGATTACTGCTACTAGTGACACTGTTAACAAGACTACATTCCCTATTCCGACTGATTCTATCCGTCCATCAACTAATTACTACGTTAGAACAAGGTATTACAATGGAAGTATCTGGTCTGCATACTCAGCAGGTTTCTTATTCCAGTCTCCTGCAACTGCAACTGGTACTCTACAGGACTTCACAAGAGTCCAGACGGATACGCTTGATGACTTGTCAGTCTCAACTACTAAAATTATTAACCTATCAGTCACTAATGCTAAACTAGCAGACAATACAATTACATCTGCAAAAATTAATGTAGGTGGAATTGATGGTAGTGCATCACTTGCAGATGATTCTGTAACGGATGTTAAGTTAAATAGTACAGGTGGAGCTGAAGCAGTTGTAACTAATACTATTCGTGACTTGAATGTAACAACTTCTAAGTTAGCTGACAACGCAGTGACATCAGATAAAGTAGACATATCTGGTGCTGTAGATCCTCAAACTCCTATTAATGGACAGATTTTCTATAATACTGCTGAGGATACACTCAAGACATATAATGGTGTCAATTGGAAAGAGTCTGGTGATGCTGGTGATTATTATATCATTCAGAAACCAACATCAGTCCAAAGTAATCTAACTGTACTTAAAGCAGGAAGGTCTACAAATATATCATATACAGAGTATTCAGACCCACAGAATACCCACCAGTTCTTCGCACCTGCGGGGTTGGTTTTCAATATAGATAGTAGTGGGCATCTCATCGTCACTGTAAGGTAATGGCAGAATTCACAATAGACGTTGGTAAGATTAAACTTACCTGGCAAGGACTATGGTCTAATAGTACAGCATATACAGCAGATGATCTTGTCCATTATGATGACGGATCAACTATTAGTGCATACATTGCAATAGCGGATGGTACCAATCAGATACCATCTACTACTGGTACTGTAAACACATCCTATTGGAGTTTGTTTGCTTCTGGTGGTCTTGCTGGTGGTTTGCAACCAGGCGGTGATGCTAGTAACCAAGTACAATATAAAGATGGACTAGCACTTGGTGGTGAGGCAGCATTTACTTATGATCCATCAACAGATTTACTTACAGTTCCCTCTATTACTGTATCAGGTACTAGTACAACCTATGACTTAGATGTCACTGGTAGTATACGTGGTACTGCATTCTTCGAGGGTGCTAATCAATTATCATATAATATAGCAGCAACACAGGTAACATCAGCTCAATTTGATAATGCTAGATTACCTAATGATATATCAGTTACTAACCTTACAGCATCCACTGGTCTTAATGTTAAGACAGGTGGATTGATATTTGATTCAACTACAGATCGTGTAGGTATAGGTACAGCAGTACCAGCAACTGCATTGGATGTTAAAGTTGATTCGGTAGATGCTGATGTAGTAGTTGGTAGGTTTAGAGCAGACCACACAACTGCTAAGGCTACGTACATAGAAGTACATCCTAACAGTGCACAAGCACAGAAGTCTGGTATTCACTTACATAAGAATTCATTACGTACTAGTCCACTCACCATTGTTAATGATGGTGGTACAGTAGCGATTGATAATACTGATACAAATGGTTCAATAGACTTACAAATTGGTAGTACTAGTGAGTTACTTGTACAATCAGCACTAACAACACTCAATGCTCCATTGAGAATTAATGGATGCTTTGATGAAGCAGTAACTAACGTTGCTATTAGTGGATCTAACGTATTAACCATCGATGCAACATCAGCGTCAGTGTTTACTATAGCATTGGATAAGAATATAACTACATTTAATATTACACTACCTACATCGTCACGTTCAGTAACGTTAACCTTTATCTTTACTAACGCTGACAACTCTCAGTATACTATTACGTGGCCAGCGAACACTAAATGGCCAAATGGTACATCACCTACTATGACATCTACACAGAACAATAGCGATGTTATATCTCTATCAACTGTGTCTGGTGGTAGTTCTTGGTTCGGGTTCACAGGCGGTCAGGAGTTCTCATAATGCCAGTAGGATTTGCAAAAGCTATTATTACTGCTTCTTCTGGAGGTGGATCAGGTGCTGGAACCAATGCTGGTAATCCAGCAGTCTCAGCAAAACAAGCGTATGACCTTGGACTACGTACTAATAAGGCTTGGGTAACAATACCCAATAATGGTCCGTTTGAATTTGATTTTGATCCAAGTGACAGGTATGGCACCAATGAGTATGGTTGGATTAAGTATGATAGGTGGTTCTTTGGTGCTAACTATAACAACATAAATTGGACACAATATGGTAGTCCTAGCAGCATATATCCTGCTTGGAGTACTGATAACAATACTTCATCTAATAATACTATTAGTGAGGGTAGGTTTAGAATAGGTAG